GAGGGGGTTTTATACAACAACTATTGTGCCAGTGAGCAAACTGTCCCAACCCCGCTTGATCTCCCTACCGTTTAGCCCTATATTGGCCACATGGGAGGGAAGGCAACGACCCGACCACACTTCACAAACTCTCTTTAATCTTCTTCTCATGCGTAAGATCGAACAGCAAATGAATGACGCAGTTGCTAACAACAAAAACTGGCAATCTGCTAATACTTCTGTTCACTACAACGAAGAAAATGGTGTCTCTATTGTTCGCCTTCACGGCAACAAAATTGCTGAGATTGGTGATGATTATCTCCAAATCTTTGATGGCGGTTGGCAGACTACTACCACCAAAAGCCGTCTGAATGCACTCATCGACCGCTTCTGTAATGCAGTCACAGATGGTGTCTTTCAGAAGGACTTTCAGTGGTATATTCGTGACAACAAAGTGACCCGTGATTTCGACAACGGTTACATCTTTGCCTGATTGAATCTCGTCACTAATTAACACTCTGGGCAGTACAGAATTGGGAGACTGATTCACAACGTAAGACCCAGTATTACACTCAACACACTCACACTTTCTTTTCTCAAAATGACTCGTTCAACTGCACTTGGTATGCTCCGCGTTGGTAACACTGGAGAGGAAATTCTTTCCATCCTCGATGTTATTGCTGCTGATATTGAGAGCGAGAAAACTATCAACGAGATTGCAGAGATCTTGTTCTGAGAGTAACACTAAGGGGGGCAATCGTTCGGGAAGATTAACACCTTCCCTTCACAAAAAACCCCCTCTTTTTGTACTCATATATAAGGATTATGCGTAAAAAGGTATTAAAAAAGGCTTTATAAATGGCTTTCCTTTGTTTGTATCGTTCTTGAGAATGTCTTCTAGTGATGTACTCAGGGGGGTATTCAGAGGGTCTCCGTGGTTACTTAGAGGGTCTTTTTATTCTCAATTAAATGTCTCTAGGAGTAGTGATCTTTGCCCGCAGTCTATCACACACTCGCAGAAATGTCAAGACCCCGCTCATAAGTTTTTCCAGGGATTGACAACGCAAAATTATCAGTCTTTCTTATAAATACTGATTGGAAGATTGACAATATCGCTCAGGCATTCTATACTAACAAAGTATCACTCACGGAGTCAGTCTCATGTCAGTTGCTATCAGTCAGGCCCAGAAGTCACGTTACAGAATCACCCTAGATTTAGAGGTGATGGAAGACTTTGACCCGCATCAGATTCACTGGGAGGATCTCTTTGAACTGGAAGGATCAGAGCGGGTGATTGATAGTTACGTAGAGGACCTGAGCACACCTGTCACATGGTAAACTAGCAGTCTTATGTGATACTTAAGAACACGGGGGTTGACATCAGTGAGTCTCCGTGATATGATGGCAGTGGGTATCAGTGAAACACAGTGTTTTGATGCCGCGTTGTTATGGCGTTGCGCCGCGTGCCCGTATATAAAAACGCTAACTACCCTAACCTACAGAGGTGACAGATCGACCTCGATATATAATGCGAAAGTCAAATTCATAATAGGAAAAAAAATTCCGCGTAAAAAATTTTTATGGAAAAGGTTTATCACATCTATGCAAAACAAGAATGTTTATACAATAGTTTAAGTGAAGAACAATTCACTAATACATGGGAAACCCTCAAGGGAATGGTTGGTCTAATGAAGACTGATTATGAACTTGAGGATTTATCATATGAGGAGGTTGTTTGCGCCCATGGAGGCCCTGGGGCGGATAACCCATATGAACCACCTGGGTGTGATTCATATTGACATTATACATATAGACTGTTAGAATTGAACTGAAGTTTCTAAGACTTATGGCAAAAGGATTTACTGTTAAGGCGAATGCCCCCAAACCCAAGAAGAAAGAGGAGTGGGACATCGCGGCAATCAAGCAACGTATGCGTGGTAAGACCATCGTATTCTGTCTGCCAGGCCGTGGTTGTTCATTTACATTTCTGAAGAACTTTGTACAACTGTGCTTTGATATGGTACAGAATGGAATGAGTATTCAGATCAGTCAAGATTATTCCTCGATGGTTAACTTTGCACGTTGTAAGTGCTTAGGTGCTAATGTATTGCGTGGTCCCAATCAGATTCCCTGGGATGGCAAACTGGAATATGACTATCAACTGTGGATCGACTCAGATATTGTTTTTGATACAAACAAGTTCTGGCAATTGTGCGATCTTGCAGTAAGTGAAGATGGAGAAGAGAAAGAAGTAACTGCTGGTTGGTATGCCACTGAAGATGGACACACAACTTCTGTCGCACACTGGTTGGAAGAGGATGATTTCCGTAAGAATGGTGGAGTGATGAATCACGAAACTGTCGAATCCATTCAGAAGCGTCGTAAGCCATTTACTGTTGACTACACTGGTTTTGGTTGGGTACTGATTAAGAAGGGTGTGTTTGAGAATCTGGAATACCCTTGGTTTGCTCCTAAGATGCAAGTCTTTGAGAGTGGAAATGTTCAAGACATGTGTGGTGAGGATGTCTCATTCTGTCTTGATGCAAAAGAGAAAGGATTTGAAATCTGGTGCGATCCTCGTATCAGGGTTGGTCACGAAAAAACTCGCGTTATCTGAGGTACTGAATTATGATGATGAAAGGCGGCACTTATGTCAAGAGTAAGCCGAAAAAAACTCGCCAAGGAAACTCGCAGTATACGTTGAGATCCGCGACTTCTCGTAATAAAGCAAAAAAGAAGTATCGGGGGCAAGGAAGAGGTTAAATAGAAGCAGTTACATTCGTTTATAATGGCTGCGTTAATTTGTAACCTCCCCTCGGTTGAGGTATGGGTAAGAAAAGAATATCTTACTGATCATCAATCTGGTCATGGTGAATTTGTTAAAGGCGTCTGGGTATCGGCAAAGTCGATTCCTGGGCGCACTTTTTATTTTGAGACATACTTACCAGAGTATGCTGCTATGTACGATAAACTGCCCATCAGTGCGTTTGTAAGCGCCCCTGAGACGCCTAGTCCTGATATGGATCTACCTAACCTACAATTCTGGAATTGCATGGATTACGGCGTTGTGGCTGTCACTAAGCAGTTTATTGGTTCGATGGACTATGAACTGTATACAAGAGACCATGGTATACAGAAAGGTACATATATTTGTACGATTGATAACTATCATCAGGATCCTGAGGTAGTTGATTATGCAACAAGTGAAAATCCAGCTGAGCATAAGTCTCATAACTTGATTGAACTTGAAAATGGACAGTATGCACTGTATCCTAATAATAGAATGCGTATCTATGATAACAGTTTGACACCTGTTGAACCAAAAATGCCTGATTTTAAGGTTTCGACTCAATATTATCAAGTTGAAAATGGTTTTGAACGTCTTGGAATGGGTCGTGAAGACGAATATTTCTGGAAAACGTCAAAAGAACGTAAAATTGAAGAAGAAAAAGTTGAAGATATGTACAAATCACAAGAAAATCGCCCCATAGACCCCTGAAAAAGAGAAAAATGACTCCAAATCACGATTTTTTAGACAACTTAGCTAACGATAGTCATCAAAAAATGCTTCGTGAGATCGCAAATGATGATTTGACACCCAAAAAACGCGATTCTGCCGAAGAAACTGAATTTTTTGAAAATGAGACGACTCCAGAACCACTCTATGAGTAAAAATCTTGATTATGCCTTAATAAATAAGATATAATCGCTGGATTTTTGTGCCTTTAGAACGGGTAAGTCAAGGTTTTAGAGATATTAGTATGACATTTAAGAGGCATCCTCTTAATGATGACCTCGTTTTGCTTAAAAATGAGCAGGCAATCTCCCGTTCAGTGAGAAATATCGTATTTACAACTCCTGGTGAAAAGTTTTTTGATGAAGATTTTGGATCTAAGATAAGCGAATCTCTTTTTGAAAATATTGATCCTGTTTCTGCGAATTTAATTCAACAAGAGATTCGTCAATCTATTAAAAACTATGAGCCAAGAGTTAATTTGAGAAGAGTTTTAGTGAATCCAGATTATGATAGTAATGCTTTTAATGTAACTATCATATATGAAATTATTGGTGCAGATGTACCTCCACAAGAATTACAATTCGTTTTGCAACAAACTAGGTAAAAATGCCACTAGCTAATTTCACTAACCTAGATTTTAATCAGGTTAAAACAACTCTCCGAGAATATCTTAAAGAAAATTCTAGTTTTACAGACTATGATTTTGAAGGATCGAACTTATCCACGATTCTTGACGTTCTGGCGTACAATACCTATATTACTTCATACAACGCGAACATGGTCGCGAATGAGGTATTCATCGATAGTGCGACATTAAGGGAAAATGTCGTATCTTTAGCAAGAAATATTGGATATTTACCAAAATCAAGAAAAGCAGCAAGAGCTGTTGTTACTTTTCAGGTCAATACTAACAATATAACTCCTGTTCCTTCTACAATAACTCTTAAAAAGGGTCCTGTAGTCACTTCTTCAGGATCTTTTGGTAATCAATCATATGTTTTTTGCATTTTAGAGGATATTACAGTTCCTGTAGTTAATAATATTGCAACTTTTTCTAATATTTCAGTTTATGAGGGAGCATTATTAACTTCTAACTTCACTCAAAATTATAGAAATCCAAATCAAAAGTTTATTTTAGACAATAATGGTATTGATACTGATTTGATGACCGTCACAGTAAGACCAAACGAGTCATCATCTAGAAGTGTCAAGTATTCTCGTCAAGATAGTTTATTTGACGTAAAATCTGATTCAAAGGTTTACTATCTTCAAGAAGTTGATGATGAAAGATATCAAGTAATATTTGGTGATGGTATTTTTGGAAATAAACTCGAAGACAATAATTACATCAGTGTAGATTACATCACATCTAGTGGCGATGCTGCAAATGGGGTCAGTTCGTTTGCTTTTGCTGGAAGATTAAT